CTAAATTTTTTTTGACATTCTCGCTACGATTGATCGAACAGCCCCTACACTTATACGAAAGTCTTCAGATAATATTACATACCTATCCATCTTCGGAGTAGTCATACTCTTATAACTTTCATATAGCTCTATATCACGAAATACAGTACTGGGAATATTATACCCTTTCTTGTATACCTCTCTCATTCCTGCTTCTATCTCTTTAAGTTGATCATATACTATCATTCCCACTTATTTAATTCACATTTCTTATCATCTTGTCTTAGAAGTGTCGATAATGGACACCCACATATATCACACTTCATACCCTCTACCTCTTGCAAGGTATAGTCAGGCATGAATTGTTGGTAAGTACCCTTCACAGCATGAGGACACTGAGCGCATATTTGCGCCCGTTCCTTTGCTTTTTTCTCTGTTTCTGGGTCAGGAAATAGGTAATTATCCCATCCTTTAAGTATTGCTTTTAATTTTATCATAACTGTTGAACTGGTAAGAAGTTAGTATTATTACCCGCTACAACCACACTCTTTACCATACCCTCAGAAGTCCCTGCTGTAGCTCCTTCGTATGCCCCTTGTGTGGCTCCTGCTCTCGCTCCCTGGTAGGCACCTTCTTGAGTACCCTCCAATGATCCTTGTTGAGTGCCTTGTAAAGCCCCTTCTCTTACCGCTTCTGTCAGCTCTGTAAAGTCTATATTAGCATTTACTTTAGCTTGCCTTACTATATCCCCTTGTGCGAAATAGAAGGGTTTATTAACCCCTCTCCTTGTAGAGTTGTTAATAAGTTCGAGAATTGGGAAATATCGTGCAGTTGCTCTCTTGTTTACTACAAATTCACCTCCCTCCATCTCATAGCCACCAACGCCTGCTACAGAGAAAGGCACTCCACCCTCTGCATGACTTCTACCACTAACAGGGCCACCTTCTGCATATTTAACCGTAGTACTCATTATTTTATTTACATTCAGAAACCCCATCGCTCCTGTTACCCCTGCCATAATTGCATTATATGGAGGAGGGTATGCTGATAGTGCCTTGGTAATCCCTAAGTATGTATTAATGGTAGCTTCAGCCACCGCTGCTGCCTTGCCTACTGCTGTATGTTCACCAAATAGCTGCTTAGCTTGCCCAAAGGTAGTACTTGCCAATTGCATTTTACTTTGTTCTACTTTCTTGCGTTGTTCCAATATTTCAAGGTCATGTTTACGCTCAGTTTGCGCCCTCATTATTTGGTATTGGTCTTCTGTTATCTTCTTGTCGGCGAGAAGCTGCTCTATACCTTGCATTTCCTGATCGTGTCGCTGGCTCATCTGCTCGGCTTCTATATCCCATTGGTACGCCCCTTCCTCTTGCATTTTAAGGAGCTTATCTTGAAAGTCTAACTCCCTTTGCGCCTTCTCATCTTCTCGTTGTTGTTGCTTGAGTTGCTTGTCTAATTCAACACCTTGGTTATCATATTCCTGCTTGAGTTGTAACAGGGCCATCTCATGTGCTTGCTGTTGCGCATAATCCCACTGGTTCGCCTCCTCCTTGAGTTGCTTCTCCTTCTCCAATGCCTCTACCTTCATCTGGTAGATAGCTGCTTGCCGTTCTTGTTCTTGTGTTACTATCTCCGCCGTCAGTCTTGCTTCCTTACCTATCTTAGATTGGTTCATCTGCTCATACAATTCGAGTTCCTTTTGTACGGCATTAATGGATAATTCAACCTTCGTATTAGCAAAGTCCTTCTCTAATTTCCTTTTCTGTTCCTCGTATTCTTGACGGCTTACAATTCCTTTCTTTCGTTCTTCTTCAAGCACCGCTAATCTATCATTTTTCCCCTTTTCCTCTATCTGTAAGCGCTCTTCTAAAGATTGCGCTACTGCTGAATTACTTTCTACATATACATCTATTGCTTTTTTCTCTGCGGATAATCGCTCCTTGAGCTGTTCCATGTATCGCTTATTAGCTTCCTCTCGCTGTTTCTTCTGCTCGTCCAGCATTGCCTTATGTATCGTATTCACCTTGTTATTTTGCGTTGTTTCAGCTTCTAACATGGCCGCTGTCTTTTCAGCTAATTCCGCTTTCTTGCGAGCCAACTCCGCCCTATCTGCATCGCTTGTATCATTACTTGCAAACTTGAGGTTTAACAGCTCTTGTTCTAATCCGTTTCGTTCCCTTGCCAATGCGTTGATACTCCTCTGTATCTCTATACTCTTCCTTGCGGCTTCCTCTCTTTCTTTAAAAGTCTTAGTAGTGTCCTCGGCTATCTTATTTTGTGCCTTAAATTGCTCCTTAAGTGCTGCTGTTTGCTCAATAAAGTCAGCTTCTGATGCTGATAGTTTTTGATTTATCTCCTCTATCCTTGCTCCTCGCTCCAGTGCTTCATTGATGGTATCTTTCATCTCTTTACCCATCTGCTTCATTGACTCTATAGACTTCTTAACCTCTCCGGTCAAGTCTTTAACACCTGTTACTGTCTGTAGCGTGCCTTCACCTACCTGCTTGAGCCCTTCCTTTATATCTCCTGTAAGGATACTGCCTAATCCCTTGAATACATTCACCACCCCATTGATGCGATTCATCACTTGCCCTTCGATGAATTTTAACAAGTCATCTAATATCTTCTTAGGATGGGTGAACGCTTCAACCAACGCCTTACCTACATTCTGCACTACTCCCCATAAAGTTTGAAATACCACCTTCAGTGGAGTTATTACCCTTGCAACCTTATCTATACCCTCTTGTGTGCTTGTAAGATACGCCACAAGGCTACCTAATAGAACAATAATAGCTCCTAACCCCGTACTTACAAGCACCCCTCTGAATATCTTCATTGCTAAAGAACTCTTTGCAGTGGCTGCTGCTGTGGCATTCATGGCTGTTGCTGATGCCTTGTTGTAATTAATGTAATTCATGATGATAGTCGCAAGCCCTGACATTTTGGATTTCATAGATTCGAGGTTTGCGATAATACCATTTAGGGATACCCCAAAGGAATTGTTATCCCCCAAAGCATCCAATATGGCCTGTTTATAGTTACCTACATCTACTTGTGTGTTACCTATGCTTTTCTGTAGCTCCTTATATGCCTTATCTTGTTCTTGTATAGTAGCTAATAAGGCTTTACCTTCGGCACTTTCTCTCTGCTCAGCTGACATTTCCGAATAAGCCTTCTTGTTCTGAGATAATGCCGCGGATAACTCCCTAATTGACCCAGTTAGGAGCGTGTTAGATTGCATAGCTGCACCATTTGCGGCTACATTTGCCTGCATAATACTTTCATACGTACGCAAGTCCTTTTGAGTTTCCTTTTGTACAGCTGTAAGTTGTGATAGTTGTTGAGTATATTCCTCTACGGATATATTACCCTCTGCGAAATTCTTCTTGAGTGCCTTCATCTCTTCGGCTATCTCCATGAGTTTCTTTCGTGTCTCTCCAGCCTTCTTAGTGACCTCTTCTACATCTATATCTAATTGTGCGATTGTTGTTGCCATCTTATATTATTCTATTGGTTCTATCTTAATTAATTCTACCACTGCCAATCCATGTGCCTTGAAGGTGATTTTGTTAGGTAAAAATATCCCTCCAAGTTGCATAATGTATATGCGCTTGAAAAAGTTGAATTGATGAATATCAAGCGCAGTTAGGTTCATCTCGCATGTATATACTCGCATGTGATTGAGTACATTATTAAAGTTACCATAATAGATTTTAATTAAACTATCCCATCTCATTCCGTTGAAAGTTGATAAGCATGGGTGAAACAAGAAGGATTCCGAATTAAAGTCTCCTCCACTTATAATTCCTTCGGCTGTCGATACTACATCGTCATAACCCGACCAATACACATTAAATATGTGGAATCTATTATCTTTCGACTTGTACTCAACTTCTATTTTTTTTTGGCCACCTTCATTCTTTTCTTTTATCTCTTTTTCCCAGAAAAAGAATTCATCTAATGGCGGGTATGTGTTGTAATTGGTCCTTTTATCTGAATCTATTCCCGCAAAGAATTTCCCCTCTCTTTCCTTCTTGAATGCGAGTAGATCATCATTTATCACCATCACCCCATCTGCTCCGAATTGCTTATTTTCTTGCTCGTCATACTTCTTGTATAGGAAATGATTACGCCTTGCATAGGATGCTGTTGGCACATGAAATTCTAAGTTTGTGACCCTTACAAATTGGTCTGTCCAATCTATTAGAGGAGCTTCGTTAAGCCTTTCATCTATAGTAAAGAAGTGTTGCACAGGGTCGTCTATATCTAATTTCATAGCGGTAAGCCCAAACATAATCATCAGCTCTTTGAACAGGTCTAACATAGAGAGGTCAGATACCATCTTATTAACATTCTGCATAGAGGTTTGTTCGATTTTGAAATCTATTCGATAAGCTCCAATATTCCCCTCTGGAACAGTTCCTCTAGTTTTTTTATTTATATATCTCAATCTCACGTATAACCTATCTCCTGCTGACAAATAATCAGGTATCTTTATAGTAAATGCCCAACCTCCTGTAACTCCTTGCCTTCCTGCCGCATATTCCCATTCTGTTATATAACCACCTACCCCATTCGCTGTAGAGCATATAGGATTAATATCATCATTTTTGTAAATCTCTACATAAGTAATACCTCTATCAGGATCACTTCCCCCTTGTACTATCCCTGACAAATTTAAATCCCAAGAACCAAAACTATCTGAAGGCATTGTATAGAATGGTGTTTTTTCTCTCTTTTTGAAAATCTGCGAAGGATTACGAGGGTTATTTATCTCCATATATGATTCTATAGAATTATTATCAATTCTTTTCGATGAGTCTCCTCCTCTATAAGTATTACTATCACCTTTAAAGCTAACTAACACCCCTTTTGGTTCTCCTGTGTTAAGTACCTGAGAGGTAGTAATAAATAAGGTTTTGAACATTTCGGAATTGAAAAACGATCCTTCAAACCTTTGCCCTGACATTCTCGTAACCTCATTAAATACCCAAGGGATATATATGGATGGTGGTGCGTAATAAAAGTTATATTTACCATCTATAAAAGTATCACCTCCGTATCCAGCTACAGGGTATATATACCCATTAGTATAATACCCCTCCATTTCAGATGCTTGCCAGTCTGCATATACTCTTGTTATATTAGCTATTACATCTGCATTTTTACTATGGTTCAATTTATTCCCTATTATATCGGATAACTTATACAAATTCAACCAATGATATACATCTTTCGTTTCCTCGTGAAAAGCGAATTTGTATGTATCATTATACACTCCCATAAGGTAGCCCTTAGCGTGTCGTACAATTGGCACCCCCTCCACAAGTACTTCTACTTCCTCGTAAGCTCTTTGAGGTCGTCCACTTACACTACCTACCATGCCTGCATAATCGAATATCTCATTATTGTTGGTACTCATAGGTAGGTACATAACATCTGAGCATGAGAATTGCCGTGTGTCAAATGAAAAGAAATTAGCACATTGCATATTCCAAGTAAACTCATCATTGAGCAAGTCGGCTTCTTGCCCATCTATAATTAATCGTATCATCTTTTTGTTATTATTTGTTGTAATCTGTTCTCTACATTCTGCCTAATAGTCTTATAATATAGGCTGTAAAATACTACATTGTAAGGTAATGCTTCTATTTGTTCGTATCTCAGGACATCACCTTGCGCCATTGTGTCAATAGTGGCAAGGTCGTTGAATGGTTGCAACTGCTCAGCTCCTGCTTGTTGTAGCTGTGCTTCGTATGGGCTTGGTTCTCCTTGGAAAGCCTTATACTCTTGTTCAAGAACTCGCTTCACTTCATTAGTTAGGTGCTTGATGCACGCATAAAAGCGATACACATTCATTCTTGATGGGTGCTTTATCTTATATACCTTCTTGAATGCTTCTGCAACTTGAGAGAGTTCCCCGCTGCTCATTAGGTCTATTATCTCTCGCACTTCTCCCCATGTGAGGTCTGTTATATGTTCTATACCATGCTTTTTCTTCCACCTCCAAAAGCCTCGATAAAAGAAAGGCAAAGGCTTAACCACTTCTAATAATAGAGTAGTTTGCTTTTGCCTTTCAGTTGGCATGAGTAGATATTGTAGTAGTGTCATCTGAATATTGGTTTAAATGTCTTTTTCGGTTTTAAGTCAAAGTATTCTCGCATGAGTATCATGTCACGATAATCAGGGCTTCGTCCTATGTTCTGTTTTATCGTATCCTTGTTAATCACTGACAGCTTTTGACCGTCCTTGTTATCACTTTTGATTTGCTCCAACTCTTCTATAATACGCTCTTTTGTCTTCTCTGATAGCTCAGCGCTAATATATATGCCATTGTTGTTGATACGCTCGGCTAACTTGTACAAACATTGCGTTTGCAGGTTCTTGTAGCTGGTAGCTTGTCCATTCTCATCAATAGGGGAGCTGTTGTTCTTAAACCCAACAATACCCGTGTTATCTACTACCCCTCCACCTACACCATCCTCGTCAGCGATACAATTCCCCTTGGGTATGTTATACCTCATTCTAAGGGTGTGTATAAGCCCTTGTACCTCCGTCATTGCTGATATAGCTAATGTGTGTACCTCTATTAACTCCCATCCCTTCCATACACCTATAACACACAAGTCAGAGCCGAAGCGTGCTATATCAGCAGATAGGTACATTTCCTTATCTATGGGTATTTGGTCATTCTTAAAAATAGCCAATATCTTATCATAGTCACATAAAGCATTAGGATCATCATCATATTCCCATAGCCCATGCAATAATCGCTGTTTCTCTGCCCCTCGCAATGTACTTTCTAAGTTCTGAATGTATTCTCTTGGTAACATCTTATTATCGTACGGAAGGGCCTGAATAAATGCCCTTCTCTTATCAAGTGTACCATCTTTGTAAGGCGTGTAAAATTCCTTATATAGAAAGTTCTTAGAAGGATTGGCTGTGATGAGTAATTTACCTTTCAAGTTATACTCTCTATTCTTCCATCTTCCAATTGATATTTTAAGATTCGAATAACTATCATAATCAAACTCTCCTCCTTCTTCTATCCATCCACGGGTAAATTGCATTGACCCTAATCGTTGGTATTGTGGATCACTTGGCAAGTACCTACAATCTAATAACAACACTCTTGAGCCGTTGAATAGTTCAAAGTAATTATCCTGCCCATTGTACTTATATGCTTCTTGCGGTATACTCCAGCTATTCAGTACCTCATGAATGCTTGGTATGGTAAATCGTCTCAAGTCATTCAATTGCTTACGAGCGATAAAATACTGTGTGTTTGGGTACATAAAAGCATCGGCAAATATCAAAGAGCAACCAATAAAAGACTTTCCCCCTCCCTTGGCTCCTCCATACAGTACCTCATCAACATCATCATTAGCCCACGCTTTACCACATTCTTTTTGTTTGCTATTGCCATTACTGTTAAACTCAAGTACTACATTACGCATAAGTGATTATTTGATTATTATTCCTGTTACTTGGAAAGGCTGTAAGTCTTTACCATCCTTACCTGTTACCTCTTGCTTACTTCTCAAGTTCCAATCATCAAACTTACGCTCAATTATCCAAGCATACTTCTGCCATTTATCATCATCACTTTGTAGCTTCTTAAATAAATTCTTTTTTTGAATAGTAAGCGCTTTTTTATAAAGGCGCAAAAAATCAAAATATAAAGGGTCTTTTACCCCTCCAGCTTTCCAACTTTCAAATGTTCTATCTGCTACCTGTTGCTTTTCCTCCACTAAATCATTAGTTAACATTCTTAGTTCATCATCTGTTAGAATAATGGCGTTAATATCTTCATTTACTACCTTCTTAAATGCTTCTATCCAAGTAAGGAGTTTTGATGGTCTCCCTCTTGTCTTTTTGGTTTCTGCACTTGATTTAGTTTTTTTCATAGAGTATATAATTTAACAATGATTATTGTATATAATTTTTTTTATCTCTTTTTCGATAATATCCTTAAACTCCTCAAAGGAATAGCATACAGCGTAAGTATGTCCGAGGGTTTCGGAAATTTTTTGAAAGTCTTTTTGATTGTCTGTTTGTTTATTGCCCTTAACTTTCATCTCGATATACAAGCTCTTCCCTTGTGGGAGCATTATTACTAAGTCAGCCACTCCTGCGAGTACTCCCTCAGCTTTGAGGCGTTGTGCTTCTCGAACGTTTCGACTTCCACCATTAGGGACAGCATATATCACGAGGTTAGGATACTGGATCCTAAACCATTTCACACAGGAGGTTTGTAGGGTGCTTTCTTGGTGTTTCATAGGGGTACATTACTTTTTATTGTCACTTTAAATTTTTTGTCCTTGTACTCTTTTTTGAATTTTCTTACAATTCTTCTTAAAAAAACTAACCCAAAGGCTTCTTCTACTTGAACCACTATCTTACGAGTTACCATAGATAGGTTTTTAGGAGCAAATTCAAAATCCTTAAGGTGTTGTATTTCTTTTAAGGCTTCATCTTTGGTTATCATTCCTAAGTCGTAATTCATAATATGACCTATTACATACATAGCAAGTTGTCCATAACATCTGAATAAAGGAACTGAGTTGTTATACTCTACATCAGCGCAAAAAGCATATACATCTTGCAGGTCAATGTTTAGTGTTTTTAGTAATCCTTCGTATGATTTCATCTCCTTGGTTAGGTTAATACACTTATCTGCTTGCTCGCTCTTATCACAGATAAAATCTTGAGGGGAGGTCTGTCCTCCGAATATATCATTTATCATATTGGATACATTCTCCGCTGTGTGATAGTCATTCTTTGACTTCATTAAGGATTGATGTAGGCATCGCTGACTATATAAGTGAGCGTACTTAATAAGGAGAAATGCTTTCATTATACGAAGACTCCTTTTTAACTGTCTGCTGTTCTTGTTCTTTATTTTAGGGGTTATTACATTTGTTGTCATTAGGCGGCTTTGTAGTTAATTTATTAAGGCTTTAGGTGTGTATTTTCTTCCATATAACTTTCGGAGGTAGGTTATTAGTTCGTCAAATGACTTTATGAAATCATCTCCTATAAGGTCAGCCACTTTTTGTTGTAGTTGGAAAAGTTCTACTTGCTTGGTTTCTTCTCCTACTTCATTACGCATAGCGTGCTTATGATCTCCAAAAACTATAAAATTCAATCCTTGTGCTATCTTTTTCATAGCCATAGGCATAAGCTGTTTAGGAACGATAGTCGCTACATGTGAAGCTAATATTTTATAGCTATCTCCTGCAAGGTTTCGGTACTTAATCATTTCATCAGATACAAATCTTAATACATCATATTTGAAATAAGGATTAAGCCACATAGCAAAGTCAATAAACAACATAGGGTGCATCCAAGTACCTCCTTTATTTCCTCTGTTTGCTGTATATACAGAATTTTTATTACTAAGATTTTCCTTTGATAGTATGACGCCTATATATTCTTGTGTAGATTTATTTGAGAAAAACTCTTTAATATCCTTCTCTTTCAAATGGGGGGAATTCCCCCTATTTAAATTTTCATTGATTTGGTCAAAATTTATATCATTTAAATTTACATTCCTTACGAACTCATTCCATTGTTTTAGTAAGGTGGTAGCATTGAAAAATCCATCCTTAGTACGCTGGATAACATCAAAGTTACCCATTTTACGAATCATGTTTTGGTTTGTCTTCATAACCTGAAATATAATATTAGATTGTTAAATCCTTACAAAGCGCAAAGGTACAAAAATATTTAAACTATTCCTATAATTTTTTTATATAATTATTTGAAAATGAGTAACATTTACATACGTTTTTGCGTATGTAAAAACGACAATAAAACCAACAACAAATATAACTCGTTTTGTTAAATTGTGATTTTAAAGCCAAGTAAATAAAGGGTTACGAGGATACAGAAATAAGCTCCTTGTAACCCTTAAATCATTACTTTTTACTCGTAAAATACTATTAATTTAGCATCTTTTGCCATAGCATGTTCTATCCTTGCTCCTTGACTTTCCTCCCATCCTTGTAGCATGTATATACCCTCACATTGCAATAGGTTAGCAATATCCTTTGCAATATGTGCCTCCCAAGGGTCTGTTTCAGATAATCCATTACAAAGAGGATTGGTAACCTCGTGTCCTAATGATTGGAGCTTGTCAGCAACATCTCTAAATCGCTTGCGTGTGTGAGTTAGGTCTGTGCCGCTAATCTTTCCTGAGATATATAATTTCATATTCTTAACTTTTTAACAATGGTTTGTACTTGTTCCTTGAGTTGGGTACGTGTGCATGTATTGTCAATCACAAAGTGAAAATCACTATCAGGCACATCGTCAAGGTCTGTTTCAGAGGGGTGGGTATCCATATTGCCCATTCTGCATTTCACACGGATAAAAACTGGGTCAAGCAGTTTCATTTGCTCATACTCCACTTTGAATCGCATGTCTGTGACAATCACCCTTGGAAATTCGTAATTCTCATAAGTCAATCGCCTTAGCATTAGCTTAGCGAATATATCCTCCCCCAGTAGTTTCTTGTAAAAGTCGGCTGTCTTTCGGTATAGCTCCCTTATGGTTAGGTTGCTCGATATACCATTGACATCTACTAATCGGCTTTCCTTGTATAGGTCTAATATGTAGGGGGTCTGTCCTGTTACTTGAGACACTATCTCTTTGACTGGCTCGGCAAAGGCTCTTAGTGCGTATTTGCGCTGGGTGTAGTCATTGAAAAGGTTGGCCACGGTGTCCTTGCCTACTCTTTTCTTTCCTGATAGGACGATGAGTTTTTTATTCATAGTTGTTCGTTTTTATAAGTTCGTATGAGTGCTTTTACGAGGGCTTCACGAGCTTCTTCATAGGTGAGGTGGCTGTCCTGCTCAAAGTCACTACTTAACTCGTTGAGGTAGTGAATGCAATAGGAATATTCGTTCTCTCCATCTTCACCTTTTGCGGCTATAACACCATGGTAACCTCTCTCTCTGAACCACTCAAATACTTGTTCCCAAGTGGGGATTGAAGCATAAAAACCTTTCCTGTTGTAATTGTCTAACTCAACATCTTCGATGGGAAGAATGTAATCTAAATTTATATCTTCAGAGATACTAAATTTAAATGTAGTATCAGCTGAGAAAAAATAAAACATAGTCTTTTTATTAAACCCTATTTCTTTGAGTTGTTTGGCTATTTCTATAGGGACAAGCCAATTGGGGTAGTTGTTATTTTTCATCTTTCACAAATTTACCGTTAATCATTTTTCCTTTTCTGTTTTTGATTTCGTTGTAAGCAATGTTTAGACACTCCTCAATGGTGGTGTCTTCTAAGAGTGTAATTGCGCAAATATCCTCGAATATATGTTGTAAATGATGCAAAATGTATATTATTCCGTCTATGTCACCCATATATTCGTCAGTTAGTAATTTGGATAAATTTCTATTTACTTCTATGGCTAATACTGTGCGAGGAAGGTGTGTTTGCGATTGTTGCATTCTTGCTTTGTTAATAGCCTTTGTAATATCTTCATTAGCAAAATAGCAATAGTTAATAAGGCAAATCATAGTATCACCTATCGCATCTTGGATAGCTGGTTTGTCATTGTCATAACACGCCTTGATAAGCTCGCCAACTTCTTCGTGTGTCTTAAGGAGTTGGTTAAACGGGGTGCTTTTCTTAAATATCCCCCTTTCTTTCGCCCACTCTTGGATAAGTGGGACGAGTTCTTGAATTGTTTTATTCATTTTTGTATGTTTTTTAATCGTTTTGCTATTGTTTATTATTCTCATTAATACTATCCAAGTGTAGATACACGATTTCCGATATATCATCAGCATAAGACTTAAATGCTTCAAGGAGTTGAGTGTCGGCTTTATTCACTCTGTAAAATTCTTCTACAATATCCCTTGTGTGCTTCTTTACATTCTTGAAGTTGCTTTTGAACTTATACTTTAGATTGCTCTCGTCAATCATGTGTAACAGCTCGTTAGTAGCATCCGAGAATGCTAATGCAAGGATTAGGTAATGAGCCATCTTTTCCCGCTTAAGAATTGGTTTTACTTGATTTTCTCTGTAATTAGATACAGCTATTTCCATGAGGTGTTGTGCTTCCTTCTCGGTGATTTGTAAGCCCCTCGCTCTTAGTTCTGTTAAAAATTTTGTACTTTTCATTTTAAAATGGACTGTTGTTTTTAGGGTCAATTTTTGGTAAATTATTTTCTTGTTGAATATTCATACTTACACTTCCTCCTCGTTCAAAAAAGCGCATGTATTGTAGCTGGCAGCCTATTATTATCCCTCCTGTTGTGCCATTGCGAAACTTTGAGATGATAACCTCTACCTCGTTATCGGTTGGCGTGCCGTCCTCCCATTGGAGTATCTGATAATATTCAGGGCGATAGAGGAATAGTACATTGTCAGCATCCTGCTCTATGGCTCCCGATTCTCGAAGGTCTGAAAGCATGGGGCGTTTGTCGCTTCGTGTTTCAACTCCGCGGGATAACTGTGATAAGGCAATGATGGGTATATCTAACTCTTTAGCCAACCCCTTGAGGGTACGGGATATTTCACTTATCTCTTGGTCTCGTGTACGCCCTCTCTGGGAGTTACTGATAAGCTGAAGGTAATCAATGTAAATTACCTTTATCCCTTTCTCTCTGACCCACTTTTTCGCTTTGATTTTTAGGGATAAAAGCGTGAGAAAAGGTTCATCATCAATATACAGCGGCAACTTTCCGAACGAAGGGCGGAGACTTACGGCTACATCCATCTCACTCTGTGAGAGTGTACCAATAGCTAATTTATTGCTATCTATCCCCGCATAGTTTGCGAAGAGCCTCGCTGTAAGTTGTCGTGCGCTCATTTCGAGGGAGAATATCCCTACGGGGTAGCCTAATCGTGCCTGATGAAGAGCATCATTCAGAGCGTATGCTGTCTTTCCCATGGCAGGTCTTCCTGCTATGATTACAAGGTCGCTTGGTTGGTATCCGTTGAGCTTGAGGTTAATATCCCTCACTGCGGTAGGTATTCCCGCTCTCTCTGCTTTGGTCTTGAGTACCTCGGTAAGATAATCGCCTATCTCCTTGGGTTGTTTGATAGATAACCAATCGGAAATCTTGTCAAGCTCTTTGTAAGAGCCGTCAAGCAACTCGAATATATCCGTATCCTCCTCGTATGATTGCTCAGCAAGGTTATAACCTACCTCGATACTCTTTCTCTTAACGTACATCTGCATAAGAAGTATGGCGTGGTTCTGTATATGCGCTGAAGAAGATACTCGCTCTGTTAATCCCACGAGATACGAACTTCCTCCCGCTTCTTTGAGCTTGTCTACTCTCTGAAGCTCCGTCTTTACTGTCATCATGTCTACCCCTTGCGAGGACTTGTATAGGGAGAGGATGGCATCATAGACAAGGGCGTTTTTCTGGTTATAAAAAACATTCGTGTCTTTCACCACCTCAACTACCTCAGAAACTCCTCGCTGCTCTATGAGCATGCCTCCAAGTACGACTTCTTCTAACTCAGGGTCATTTGGTATTTTTCTGTTTTGCATTTTTAAGCCTATTTTTTTAATAAATTACCTCATTCCCATATTCGTCAAAGCGGATACGTTTTGGCGCTGAAATTTGCGCTTGCGGTTGCGCTACAGAGGGTGATAGATCCTTTCTTCGCATCTCCCATGTACGTACAGCAGCTTTCCAGTCTTTCATCGGCTCTTTTCCAATCTTCCAACCTTTGGAGCTGTAAAAGTCACAGAATTGTTGCCCTAAAATGCCATTCTTGCGCTCATCACAATAAGCCTGCACTTCTTCAGGGGTTGGTATGGTGAATTTCTTTCGCCCGCCGCCGCTTTGTTCTTTTGGAGCTTGAAGGGTCTCTATGGGAGATTCTGAATTTTCATTTTCCAAATCAGAAACCGCAGCGTCGCTTTTTTGTTTCTTTTTTTCTAAAAAAGAAATATCATTATCATTTACATTATCATTTACATTTACATTAGGTTCGGGTTTGGTTTTGTTTTGGTTTTGTTTTGGTTTTGTTTTGGTTTCTGTTTGGTTACAGTTCGCTTTTGGACGACCTCCTTTTTTTCCATTCTCAAACCTTTGATTATTAGCGTCTAATTGAGGTTTTATAAGGGCAAACATCGCTTTTGTTATCTGCTTCTGATTTTCAGTTGTTACTCCGTTTAAGCCATACTCCATTATGGCTGTAAGCACTTCTCCCTGAATATCTCTCGGCAGTTCCTTTATCCCTTCATAAAAGCTCCTGTAAAAGACGAAACTTTCTCTTTCCATTGGTTATTATTTAAATGAACGTGATAATTACTTCTTATGCTAACTTCTCTTGCATGTGGTAGTCTGCTTTGATTAACAGGAATACCGCTCGTGATTGAGGGCGGAGTACCTTCTCCCAGTCCTCATCAGCAAATGCATAATGCAATATAGCCATGGTTACTTTGGATTGTTCTGCCTTAGGGAGATGGCTCATAGCTTTATACCAACTCTCTTTGAATGTTAAATCTTTTGTCATGTTTTTTAGTTTTTAAATCACTTGTCCTAAGCCCTCTCCTTGAGCATACACGCCAAGTACAAGCGAGGGGCAAAAGACAAGGAAAAATGAATGAGTATTTATGATATTTTTTGCATTTCCTTTTCTTGTTGCTCTTTCTCCATTATCTCTATGAAGTCGAACAGAGTAGGCATACTTACCTCTTCATCGGCAGCCTTGCAATAAGATGCACCATCTATGAAATATTGAGGATTGAGTTCAAAACCTATCCCATAACGTCCCTTGAGGATTGCACGATAAGGCACTGTCATTAGCCCTCCAAAAGGATCTAATACTACATCTCCTTTATTGCTCATCTGCTCAATTACGCGGTCAGCTATATCAAACTGCATTGGGCAAAGGTGCATCTCTTTTCCTTTACTCCATTGTGAACCATTGAGGGTGAGCATACGAGTAATATCTGTCCAAACTTCCTTGCTCCAGCTTTGCGGCTGTAAGAGCATAAAGGAAGTGGGGAGTTTACCATATAGGTCTAATGTTTCCGCAATCTTTACATTATGCTCGTGGTTGTATACCTCATTAAGAGAAAAGTTCTTGTACTCCTGAAAAATAACATTGTGTGGTAGTTTAGCGAGTTCCTCAGGGGTCAAACAACGATTACCAGAGGAGCGTGTAAATCCGTGTGCATCTATTTGCCACTTAGCACGTGTGTAATCACTTTTGCTCTTAACAACTGGCACATCAGCATAAGCATTCGTTTTGTCAGTAGCGGGCTTTCTAAATAGTAAGAGATATTCAGGCATACCTACTCCCATTTTTGTTCCGTCCTTGCATTGTTCACTCCAACCCAAGCGATGAGTTTGCTGGTTCTCACGAACCACATCAGTAACGATGGTTTTCATACCCATATAGGCAAAGCCGTGCTTGGTGTAGTGCTGTATGCAATCTACGTGAAAAGGATATACTGTTTGCACGCCCATTCCTGATAGCCCCATAGGTACGATACGGTCTTTTACGTGTATAGCCGCTATCCTTCCAGGTTGCAGCACTCTGAATAAGTTAGGGGTGAGATAGTCCATTTGTTTAAAAAACTCCTCATTGCTTTCAGAGTGCCCAAAATCAGCGTAATTAGGGGAGTATTCATATTGGGTACTGAAGGGTATTGAGGTTAGGATAAGTCCCACGCTATTATCTTTCAAAGCGTGAGGATTTTCGTTAGGATTGAGTTCTAATACATTGTCATTATTGACGATCTTGTAATTTCTCCCCACTATCTCTATACGCTCTACCCCTATTTTGCGGGTGAGTACTTGTGCCATTTCAGAATGAGATAGCCCATATTTCTTGATTATTTCCGTCATATTCTTTACGAGTTTGTTGTGATTTTTCCACTTGGTTTCTAAGGTTTTTCGTACGTTGCGTTCTGCTTCTGTGTATATCAAGTCTACACGTACTTTGTTCTTTTGGAGGAAGCGCTGTAAGCGGTGTATAGATTGGATGAAATCGTTAAACTTATAGCCTATTCCTAAGTATATAGCCCAGCTACAATACCTTTGAAAGTTACACCCTGAGCCTGCTATCACTGGCTTTGCTCCTAACTCCTGCAGCTCTCCATAAGAAAATGCCCTGATAATCTCCTCACGCTTTTCAAAGTCTTGAGAGCCGTATATTGATTTTAGTGTTGGGATAGCCTTTTCAATTGCTTTGCGTTCGCTTTCCAAGTCATGCCATATTACACGATGTGCTTCAGGGTCTTCTGCTCGGAGTTCTAACATCTTTTGGATACGATCCTCCAATGAGTCTCTTTTCTCCTTGGCAGAGGCTTGTAAGCCTAATGCTACATCTTTAAACAAAAGCCCTTGCCCATGTTTATCAAACCCCGCGTCTAAGTGATTAGTAGGTATTTCATGCCAACGCAAATCTAATTCAGGGAGGATATACCCTATATCGTCTTCTTCATTTTGGGTAATATCAGAAGGCTTTGTAACGAAAAGTCCCCAAGAGGATACCCACAACCAAAACTCTTCTTCTTTATGAGCATGTAGGGTGAGTTTATCAGCTTTGGTGCTATCACGCTTAAAGAAACGTGTTTTGGCTTGCGATACATCCATCACCCCTAAGAAGTCAGCATAAGCCAATAACTCAATGTAATCATTAGGGGAGGGAGTGGCCGTGGCTACAAATCGGTATTTGATATTATCTGCTCCTCTGCGCTGTTGCATTGGGCCGGCATCACCTGTAAAAAGTCTCATAAACTCACGGAACGTTTTAGAGCCTCCCAAACCTCTGAGGATACTCGCCTCATCAAGGCTTGCTACCTGAAAGTGTCGAGGGTCTAACTTTCCATCTCTGATACTTTCATAGTTGGTAAGGTATATACCATCCTTGTCCTCTGTTTCCTCGATACGACGAATAAACTTAGGGGCTACCTCCCAACCAAGTATATTTTTAGCGTCCTCGATAAACTCTTGTCGTACAGATAGCGGGCAAACTATTAGCCCCTTGCCACCTCCTGCCTTTTGGAGCACTACTCGTACTACTTCTAGCTGGGTAACGGTCTTGTGTAGCCCAAAAGAAGCAAAGCAGGCACGCCTACCCCCCTCTACCATCCACTTTACCATTAATCGGTTGTGGGGCTTCATTCGTGGGTTAATCTCATCAAGGCTACAAGGAAACCCTTGCTTAGGAGCTATCTTGATTTTGTTCTTTAAAAATTCTTGATACTCGTTCATTTTGATTTGAAATTAGAGATTTGATAAAGATTTATGCGCACTCAATCTCCTCTCAAATCGGGTTGTTAGTTATTGTTTTTTTAGGTTAATATCCCGTTTTTGTTATTCTTAGATTCTCTTTTTCATAACTTAGAAGACTTCTAAGGGCTTCTATCTGATGAGTACAAGTGCGATTAATACGCTCCAACCAATCTACAAGATACTGCTCCTCTTGAGCAATAGCCTTAACTAAGGCATTTTGAGCCGTTGCCGATAGATATTGTTCCTTTGCTATGGCTATAATTGTCTTTGTAATTTCAGCGGTTGTACGTTGGTTGTAGAGATACTTTGCCTTTGCCAACATCTCACCACTACGAGCCATATATACAGACAAATCTTTAATACGTTCAACCATTTCCTCTGGGTTATCTGAGCAAGTAATCTCCAAGTAATCTTGAATATCTTTTGCTTCTTTTTTAAGTTCTTCCATTTTGTCTTTAATTTTGAAAGCAAGGCAGGACTCGAACCTGCTACTATCCCGATTGATACTTGCTTTTTGTTATACTAATTACCTAATATTACGGGCGTTCTGCCATCTGTGATGATTACTTTATTAGAAGTCTTACCTAACATCTCAATATATTGCTGCATTAGGATTTCTCTTGTAAGCCCTACCGATTGGACTTTGTTTGTTTCAGCGTCTATCTTTGCCTTTTCTAACAGCATTCTTGAGGTCTCTAACTCATTCTTTACCCTGTTAGCCTCTTGTATAGCCTTATTCCTATCTTCTACGGCTTTCAGCATTGAAGCAGGAGGTTTAAGCCCCGATGTAAGTGTAGTAAGGTCAAAGAATTTTGTTTTAAACTCCTCTTTCAATCTACTTTGTACTGATAATTCAAACTTACCTAAATTGTTCATAAGGCTGTCAGTGGTGTAGTTTCTTGCTTCCTCACGATAGGCATCTGTAACGCGCTTGTTAAGTACATTTGCTTCTACATTGTCAAAGAACGTTTCAGGGTTTTGTATTCGGTAGTTTTTGTAGTTAAACACAATCTCAGCACCTTTGCCACGAATAGGCGTATAAGTGTAGGAAGGGTCTACCGTAAATACCCCAGCATCTTTTGCCGTGATTTCCACCACATCAGGGTCTCCTGCTTGTTCCCACATTGGCACTTGATACAGCTCACTACCTGGTCCTAATATCCCTTGTGCCCCTGTTACAATTTTGAACGAATTGATACCATTTCGTCCGTACTCTGTCATTAGAACCCCTTCATAGTTGGGTTCAGGTCTGTTACAGCTTACTAAGGAGGCTATAACACAGAAAAGAAAAATCATCTTTTTCATTTGATATAAAAATTAAATTAGTTACTAAAAAACTTGTTGTAAGGGAAAGCAATCAGTATAAGAATTGCTACAAGTAACCCTACAATCCATAAGTAAGGGAGTTCACTCCTGAATAACACCATTACTCCGTATGTTAATAACACTAACAGAATAATGAATACTAATGCTCGTATTGCTATTTTTCTCATTTTTTTATTTTTAAGTTACTAAAAAGGTAATCCATCATCTTCCTGATTGTCTAATATTGCAGGGTTCGGCTCTCTTCCATGGTTATCAAATAGCTGCGGTTGTTGTACCTGCTGTGGTGCTCTCTGTGGAGTAGGTGCAGGTGCTGCTTGTGCTACTGGCTGCTGTGGTGCTTGCTGTACTGGCTGCTGATAAGCTACATTGGTAGTCTGTATCACCTCAATTTTCCAACCCTCAATCGTGTTAAAGTACTTGGTCTCTCCTTGTGGGTTTGTCCATTCTCTCCCGCGGATATTGATATATACCTTTACATTTTGCCCCACTTGCAAGCTCTCTAAGAGGTCGCAACGCTGCTGTGTAAATTGAATGATGATCGTTTGCGGGTAATTTTCCTCTGTTACTATCACTAAATCCCGCTTCTCAAAGCCGTTTTGTCCTATCATCTGAGAGGGGAATATTTGCTTTATTCGTCCTTGTATTTCCATTGTCTTTATCTGTTAAATAGTAAGTCTTCAATTTCATTTCCTAACTCCTCAACTTCTCTTCCTAATTTCGCTATATCATTATTTTCTTTTACAATCATCTGAAAATCTTCGGAAGAACAAATTTTTATAGAACTTTCATTTAATTCTTTCATTTTTAAAGACCTTGTTTTTATCTGAGTTAGTACTTCTTTCATTTCTTTAAGTAC